GCTCCGCATTTAATGCTGGGTGCTATACATGAAGACTTAATACAATGGTGGCAAAGGCAAGATGCTAAAGCTAATCAATTAGTATTACTTCCTCGTGGACATATGAAGTCTAAGTTAATAGCTTATAGAACTGCATGGTGGATTACTAAGCATCCTGAAACATCAATACTTTATGTATCTGCAACAGCAGACCTTGCTGAAAAACAATTGTATGCTATTAAAAATATTATAGATAGCCCTATCTATAGACGATACTGGGCAGAAATGATTAATCCAGAAGAAGGTAAACGTGAACGATGGGCTGTTGCTGAGATAGCAGTAGACCATCCAAGAAGAAAGGAAGAAGGTGTTCGAGACGCTACTGTTAAAGCCGTTGGTCTTACTTCTAATACTACTGGATTTCACGCTGATATTGTTGTTCTTGATGACATTGTTGTTCCTGGTAATGCGTATACGGAAGAAGGGCGAGATAAAGTTTCTTCGGCATATTCCCAACTCGCTTCTATTGAGAATCCTGGAGCTTTCGAGTGGGTGGTTGGTACCCGTTATCATCCTAGGGATATTTATGATACTATGGTTAACATGAAAGAATCTTTGTATGATGAAGATGGCGACCTAGAATCAGAAGAACCAGTATATGAATTGTTTCAAAGAGTCGTAGAAAAAGATGGTGAGTTTCTTTGGGCTAAACAAAAAAGAAAAGATGGTAAAGCTTTTGGATTTGATGCAAAAGAATTAGCAAGAATCAGAGCTAAGTATATTGACCAGACCCAGTTCTTTGCACAGTATTACAATGACCCTAATAGTAAAGAAACTGCAAATATATCTACAGATAACTTTCAATATTATGATAGAAGTGTATTACAAAATAAAGAAGGGGATTGGTATATACGAGATAGAAAGTTAAATGTTTATGCAGCAATTGACTTTGCATTCTCTTTACGTAAACAAGCAGATAGTACTGCATTAGTTATTGTAGGTGTAGACCATCAAGCTAATTATTACGTATTAGATATTGACAGATTTAAAACTGATAGGATTGTAGAATACTATGAACATATTCTACGAGCTTGGGAGAAGTGGGGTTTTAGAAAGATACGAGCAGAAATTACTGTAGCTCAACAAACTATTGTTAAAGAACTTAAAGACAGTTATCTTAGACCTAATGGTATTCCATTAGTAATAGATGAGTTTAGACCTACAAGATACATGGGAGATAAACGACAACGTATTAATGCAATACTAGAACCTAAATATCACAATCAACAGATGTGGCATTACAAAGGGGGCAATTGTCAACCTCTTGAAGAAGAACTAACTATGACACATCCACCTCATGATGATATTAAAGATGCAATGGCTAATGCTATTTCAATATCTTTAGTACCAAAACTCAGAAACAATATTAGTTATTTAAGTAAAAACGTTATGACACACTCCAGATTTGGTGGAGTAACATTCTAAGGAATACATATGGCAGGCAGAGTCGCACAATTTGAAAAAGCTATAGATGCAGATACAATGGCAAGAAACCTTGCTGAGCTGTACAATCAATGGTGGATTCAAAGAGAAAGTAAAGAAGCAGAATGGAGAGAACTCCGTAGCTATATCTTTGCTACTGATACTTCAACTACTTCTAATTCTAAACTCCCTTGGAAAAATAAAACTACCCTACCTAAGTTAACTCAAATTAGAGATAACTTACATGCTAATTACATGGATGCTTTATTTCCTAATGATGACTGGATGAAGTGGGAAGGTGCTACACTAGAAGATAGTTATGCTGCAAAACGTAGAGCTATTGAAGCTTACCTTAAAACTAAACTAAAAGAATCAGGGTTTAGAGAAACAGTATCAAAATTAGTTTATGATTATATTGACTATGGTAATGCTTTTGCAGAAGTACAATATGTAAATGAAGACCATATTGACCCTGTAACTAAAGAAACTATTACAACTTACAATGGTCCTAAGTTAAATAGAATATCACCATTTGATATTGTATTTAATCCTACTGCTCCTTCATTTGATAAGTCTCCTAAGTTTACACGCTATGTTAAATCTGTAGGTGAACTAATGATTGATATGGAAGAAAGACCAGACTTAGGTTATGACCAAAAAGCTGTAGATAGAGCTCTTGATATTAGAAATAGTTTATCACAGTTTAGACAAGAAGATATTAATAAGGCTAGTCCATACATATCAGAAGGTTTTGGTACACTACAAGAATACTATCAGTCAGGTTATGTAGAGTTACTAGAATTTGAAGGCGATTTTTATGATAGAATTGAAAAGAAATTATATAAAAACAAAATTATTACTATCATTGATAGAGCTTACATCTTACGAAATATTGATAACCCTAGTTACATTGGTCGTGATAATAAACATCATGTAGGTTGGAGAAAAAGAACAGACAATTTATATGCTATGGGTCCACTAGATAACCTTGTTGGATTACAATATCGTGTTGACCACCTTGAAAATCTTAAAGCAGATGCTTTAGACCTTACTATTCATCCTCCTCTTAAGATAACTGGTGATGTAGAACCATTTGAATGGGGTCCTGAACAAACTATTCACATACCAGAAGATGGTAATGTAGAGGCTATGCCTCCTAATGCTGCTGCTTTCCAAGTAAATAATGAAATTGCTGCAGTATTAAACATTATGGAAGAGATGGCAGGAGCTCCTAAAGAAGCTATGGGCTTTAGAAGTCCTGGTGAGAAGACTGCATTTGAAGTACAGCAGTTACAAAATGCTGCATCACGTATATTCCAAAATAAAATTAATCAATTTGAAGTAGAATTTCTAGAACCTATACTAAATACTATGCTAGAAACTGCTAAACGTAATATGAATCTTCCAGAACTAGCTAAAGTTATGGATGATGACTATGGTGTAATAGATTTTCTATCTGTTACTAAAGAAGATTTAACTGCTCGCGGTAAACTTAGACCTATTGGGGCTAGACATTATGCAACACGTGCTCAGTTAATGCAGAATATGTTAGGAGTCTTTAATAGTCCAGTGGGACAAATAATTGCTCCCCATATTTCTGCTAAAAAACTTGCAAATATGGTTGAAGAGTATATGGGTTTTGAGAAGTTTGACTTTATGAAAGATAATGCTGCATTATTTGAATTAGCTGAACAAGAAAAACTTAAGATGCAAATTCAACAAGACTTGCAAGAAACTCAAGTAGCTCCTACTGTTGATGAAAGAATGCTTGACCAACAGTTAGGTAACTAATTACTTGACATTTCGTTAATTATATGGTATAATAAATATATGGATTTGAAATCTGACAAAGGTAAAAGTCTAAGTAAACAAGAAACATTACAAGAGATTAAAAACTACTGTAACGAACAGATTAAATTAGCTCAACGAAAAGCAATGGATGAAGAAAACTTTAGTATGCCCTCATGGTCATACCATCAAGCATATCTCCAGGGCATTCAGAAAGCTTTTACAAAACTGTATAGTTTATTGCCTGACCAAGGAGATAACACATGACAGAAGAAACAACAAAAGAACAATCTGTTGAGTCAAATACCCAAGAAACTCAACAAGCAGATACCCAAACAAAACTATTTGAAATTCCGACAGAAGCTCAAGACTTAGTTGGTGAGGGTAAGAAGTATGCTAATGCAGTTGAAGCACTTAGGTCAGTTCCTCATGCTCAACAGCACATCAAAACCTTAGAGGAAGAGATGGCGCAGTTGAAAGAAGAACTAACTAAACGCAAAACTACACAAGAACTTCTTGATGAATTAAAGTCTGAAACTAGACAACCCGCAGAGAACACCACTCAAGGGGTTGAGTTAAACGAAGACGCTATTATGAGTTTGGTAAATCAAACACTCCAGCGTAATGAACAGACCAAGACTGCTAAACAAAATGCTGACTCTGTAGCTAAAAAATTTCAGAGTAAGTATGGGTCTGAAGCAGAAACTGTTTATAACAAACTTGCTGGTGAGTTAGGTATGTCAACTCAACAACTTAACAGTCTCGCTACTAGTTCACCTAGTGTAGTCTTACGACTAGCAGGGCTTACTGACTCAGCTCCATCTAATGTAGCTAAGTCTTCTGGTTCTGTAAATACTGAATCGTTAGCACAAACTAGACCAACAGGAGAGCTTTCAGCTCGTGTAGGTAAAGGTAAGTCTACTAAAGATTTAGTTAATGCTTGGAGAGCAGCTGGTGAGAAAATTAAACAACAAGCGTAGAGGATAAAAAATGTCACAATTGACAAGTAATACTAGTGCTTTTATTGAAGCACAACAGTATTCACAGTTTATTCTTGAAAACTTACATGACTATCTACTTCCTGAAGGTATGTGGAGAGATGTAACAGACTTCGGTTCAGGTACAACTTTAAACATCAAGACAGTAGGTACAGTAACAATTCAAGATGCAGCTGAGGATACTCCTCTCAACTATAGTCCTATCGACACAGGTACATTAAATCTTTCTATCACTGATTATGTTGGTGATGCATGGAAAGTTTCTGATGACCTCCGTGAAGATGGTTCTCAAGTTGATACTCTAATGGCTATGCGTGCTATGGAATCAACACGTGCTCTTGGTGAAAACCATGAAACACGTTTCCTAAGCGTAGCTAACGCTGCTCAAACAGCAGCAAACGTTAACTTAGTTAATGGTCGCCCACATCGTTGGGTAGCTGGTGGCTCAGGTGCAACAGACAGAATTATTGATTTATCTGATTTTGTTGCTATGAAGTTAGCATTCGACAAAGCAAACTCACCTGCGGGTGGTCGTATTGCAATTGTTGACCCAGTTGTGGAAGCAAGTTTAAATACTTTAGTTACACAAACTGCGTCTATTAATTACAATCCAATGTTCGAAGGCTTAGTAACAGAAGGATTTGCTCGTGACCATCGTTTCGTAAGAAACATTATGGGTTGGGATGTATATACTTCTAACTTCTTACCTAAGTTAACAGCAACAGAAGCTCTTAATGCTTCTGCTTATGGCTTAGCTAATGACACCGGTGAAGTTGGTGACATTGCAAACATTTTCATGTGCGTAGCAGATGATACATGTAAGCCAGTTATGCATGCTTGGAGACGAGCTCCTCAGACAGAAGGCTGGAGAGACAACGAAGAACGTGCAGACAAGTATCAAGTAACATCACGTTTTGGCTTAGGCGCACAACGTGTTGACACTCTTGGTGTTATCTTAACTCATCCATCTAACTATTAAGGAGAATAAAAATGGCTTATGAAAATACAGCTGGCATCAATGTCCTTAATCATTATGGACCAAGAGGCAAAGATGCAAAATGGGGTGGTCAGGCTAAATCAACAGGTCAAGTTAAACGTGCTGAATGGCAGTTTAGCTATGACGATTTACCTGTTTGGGGTGCAACTAATCTACAATTTGTGCTTCCTGCAAATGCAACTGTAATATCCGCTAAGTGGATTACAGGTACTGCATGGGCTGGTGGTACAAGTCTTAATGTAGGTTTATACACATCAGCAGGTGTTGCAATTGATGCTGACGGTCTTGATGCTGCTATTACACCTACTACTGCTGGTGCCGTTATTGACGGTAACGGAGCATTAGTTGGTGCTAGTATTGGTGCTAACCCTGGTGAACTAACAGTAGCTGCAACTGGCACATATACTGCTGGTACTGCAACAGTTATTGTTGAATATCACGTAGAAGTATAAGGATAGGGGTCTTCGGACCCCACTCCTTTTAAGGAATTTAAATGACAATACAACATAATGTAATTACAGACCCAGACATTCACGAACCTAAAGGTGTAGCTGCTGCTTCATCAGGTCAAATTTATGTAGCTAATGGTTCAGGTTCAGGTACATGGCAAGACAAAGATAAATGGCTTGGAGTATATACAGGTTTTGATGCAGTTGGTCCAGCTTACCAACATTCAACTACTACGTCAGATACAGTATTAAATAATACATGGACAACAGCATCTAATGATGGTTTTACTGTATTAACTTCGCCTAATACTAGACTTCGATATGATGGTACAGAAACTATAACAACATTTATTCAAGCATCGTTTGCTACTAAACAAGCATCAGGAGCAAATAAAGATGTTGAATGGTCATTATATAAAAATGGTGTAGCAATTGTAGGTTCAAGAGTTATAAGAACATTATCAACTGGTAGCTGGGGGTCTATAACTTTCTCTCCTGTCATAGCTTTAGCAACTAATGATTACATAGAATTATTTACAAAAGCAGATGGAGCATGTACTGTTGATTATGCTTCTATTCAATTAATGATACAAGGACATAGTTAATGGCTAAGATGACACTACTTGAAATGACTCAAGATATCTTATCTGATATGGATTCAGATGAAGTCAATAGCATTAATGATTCAGTAGAGTCTTTGCAAGTAGCCCAAATAATTAAAACTACTTATTTTAATATTGTTAATGGTAGGGACTATCCTCATTTTAATGAGCTGTTTCAATTAGATAGTGCTAATGATACTAGACCTACTCATATGAAAATACCAGACACAATTGAAAATGTTCTTTGGATTAAGTATAATATAAAAAAAACATTAGCAGCTAAAAATGAATATCGTGAAATTAAATACTTAACTCCAGAAGATTTTGTTAATCATGTAGATGTAAGAAATAGTACTGATTCTAAAATTACTGTAGTAGATAGTTTTCAAGGAATTAAACTTAATATATATAATGATAGAGCTCCTGAGTATTATACTTCTTTTGATGAAGAGTATGTAGTATTTGATAACTATATTAGAACAACAGATACACATTTACAACAAACTAAATCTCAAGCTTATGGTAAACGCGCTGTATCTTTTACGTTATCTGATAACTTTACTGCTGATTTACCTGTACAAATGTTTAGTTATTTTTTAGCAGAAGCTAAATCATCAGCTTTTATTACTCTTAAACAAATAGCTAATCAAAAAGCAGAACAAACTTCTGTATCTCAAAAACGTAGAATGAGTCAAGATGCTTGGAAACTAGAACGTGGTATTAAATACCCTAATTATGGTAGACCTACAATATCTAAAAAAGGTCCTAATTATTAATGAGTATGTTAACTAGCAATACTGGTGCTTTCATAGAAAGTCAGCAGTATGGTAAAAAGAAAAGGAAAAAAACTATGGCTTGTGGAAAAAAATATCATAACAAAAAGAAAACAACTCCAGTTAAAAGGAAAAAGTAATGGCTGACAAAAATAAAAAAGGATATAATTCTAAAGGAATTTTTGGACCAGAGGGTTTCTTTGGTCGTATTATAGACAAACAACAAGCTAAAATACGAGCTAAAAAAATTGAACAAAACAGAAAAAACTTACCAAAAAAGAAAACTGTTGCTGGATTTGATACTTATAAACCAACAGATACTACTGGAGGAATGTTTAAGAATAGAGAATCTATTGCACCTCAAGGAGCATTAAAGGTTACTCCTGGAAATATTGGAGGCTCTTCTTATAAAACTCCTAAAATTCCTGATATTCTTAAAGGAGTTGGTGGTCAAAAAATAGACCCTTATGCACAAAGTACTACTCCTAATGTTCCTAATAAACCAGATTTAAAAGTAGGTACAGGACCTGGAAATGCTTATTATCCTGGTACTCAAAAGTATAAAGATAATCAACGTAAGGAAACTGCAAAAAAAGCTAGAGATATTAAACAACCAAGACGTATTCATGAAGCAACACGTATGGCTCAATCATTATTAAAACGACCAACTAAATAAGGACCACTTATGAAAGTAATAAGAAGTTATAAAACAAAAGGTATTAAAGAATTACAAGCATACATTGAACCTGGAACATCACATTACAAATTACAATGGGATGGAGGAGGAGAACTACCTACTGAATTATCAGGTGTATATACATCTATAAATTTAGTAGATTCTGCTGTTCTTACTTTTGTTCATAACCAACCAGATAAAAAGGCTGACAAAGCACCTAAATCCTACGAGGGCTAGATGGCTCAAAAAACAGAAAAGTCATTTAGGTCTTTCATTAAAGGTCTTGTTACTGAAGCTAATGAATTAACCTTTCCTGAGTCTGCTTCTATTGATGAACAAAACTTTGTTCTTAACAGAGATGGTTCTCGTTCACGCAGACTTGGTGTAGACTTTGAAGAGTCTTATGTATTAAGAGCTACTGGACTTACAGCTGCTGACCTACGTGATGGTAAACAATCATTTCATGTATGGGAAAGTCCAGGAGGAGATACGACTGTATCTCTTGGATTAATTAGAGTTAAAAATAAAATATGGTTTGTTAATTTATTAGCAGCTACTCCAAGTGCAGCATTAAAAAATAGTGGTAGTCCTATTACTATTTCTGGTTTATCCAATGCAAATATTGAAACAGCTGTTATTAGTAATAAATGTGTTATAGCTTCAGAAGATTTATTACATCCTATTAAATTAACTTATAATCCAAGTACAGATACAGTTACTCAATCTCAATTAATTTTAAAAATTAGAGATTTATATGGTGTAGACGATAGTCTTGACGTAGATGAAAGACCCTCTAGTTTATCTAATACACATAAATATAATTTACGTAATCAAGGTTGGAGTCCTGAAGTAGTTTCTGTAGCAGCTGCAGGTAGCGCAGATGCAATTGATTATACTAAAACTAAACTTGGTGTGTATCCTTCTAATTCTGATGTATGGACACTAGGTAAAGTATCTAATCCAGGTTCAAGTGATTATGAAAGATATGACCCTGAAGTATTAGAAAGAAATTCTACATCTAAGTATCAAGTATCCAGAGGTTCATATGTTATTGATGCTTTTAATAGAGGAGCTTCTAGGCAAAGTGAGTCAGGAGTAACAGGATTACCTTCTGATTCTGAAAATGGTACTATTACTACTGTAGCCTCTTATGCACAACGAGTCTTTTATTCAGGTATAGTATCAAATCTTAATGGAGGAGATGCTAGGTCTCCTAATTATTCTGGTTATATTTTCTTTTCTAAAGTTGTAACTTCTGAAGATGACTTAATTAAGTGCTATCAAGAAGCTGACCCTACTGACCCAGGTATTAATGACATTATAGCTAATGATGGTGGTACTGTACATTTACCAGAAGTAACTAGGATTATTAAGATAGCCTCTACACAGGCTTCATTACTTGTATTTGCTGAAAATGGTGTGTATGAAGTATATGGAGACACTGGTGGATTTGTAGCAACTTCTTTCCAAGTATCTAAACTATCTACAAATGGTGTATTTAATCCTAAATCTATTGTTGATATTAATGGTAACTTTATTTATTGGTCTAAAGCTGGTATATATCAATTAAGTCCTGATAGTGCTTCTGGTCGTTTTAGAGCAGAGTCTGTTTCACTTAAAACAATACAAACATTATACTTAAATATACCTGATATTGGTAAAAATAATTGTAAAGGTTTTTATGATGAAAAAGAAAATCAAGTAAGATGGTTGTATAATGATAGTGCAAACTATAGTACAACTAATTATATTAATAATTATAATAAAGAATTAATATATGACCTTACATTACAAGCTTGGTATAAAAATACGTTTAGTACACTAGCAAGTAATAGCCCTTATGTAGCAGACTATATTCCTATTCCAGGATACTCTGTTACATCTACAGAAGAAACTGTATACACAGGAACAGATGAAGTATTAGTAACAGCAGGAGATACTGTAGTAATAGACTCAGACTTAGCTGTAAATAGAAGTAGTCAATTTAGTTATTTAACTATACGAGATACATCATTTACTATATCTAAATATAAAGATGATACGTTTAAAGATTGGGTTTCTTCAAATGCTGTTGGTATATCTTATTTAAGTTATCTTGTAACAGGTTGGGAATTATTTGGAAATTTTCTTAGAAAAAAACAAGTACCTTATATACAATTTTATTTTAAACGTACTGAGAATGGATATACAGCTGCAAGTGGAACTTTAGAATTAACTAAACCATCTTCATGTTTAGTACAAGCACAATGGAATTGGACAAATTCTGCTAATAGTGGCAAATGGGGAACACAATTTCAAGCATATAGATTACTTAGAAATTATATACCATCTGGTCCTACTGACCCTTTTGACTATGGTGAAGGTGTTATAGTAACTAAAAATAAACTTAGAGGTTCTGGTAAAACATTAAGTTTAAAAATAGAATCCGAAGCAGGTAAAGATATGCAGATACTAGGTTGGGGTTTACCAGTTACTATGAATGAAACTATCTAATGGTAATAATGTGGGAAGAAAAAAATAATGCTTTTATTGGAGTCTCTTATAGTAAAGAAATGAAAGCCTGGCAAATGCATGTAGACTGCAAAGAGTGGTCTCATAATAAATTTAAAAAATATTTAAAAGCAATAGATAAAGTAAAACAAAATCTTAAATCAAATGGTATTAATTATGTATTTGGTTTATGTGAAGGAGAAAAAGAACGTAAGTTCAATGAACTATTTGGAGCTGTAACAGTTCCTGACCATGTAGCTTTTGATGAAGATGGGAAACAAAACTACATAACAATCTTGGAGACATAGTATGGACATTAATAATTTAACACAACAACAAAAGGTAGAAGCTTTACAAGCTTTATATCATGATGTTGCTAGCATGGGTAGAGAAGGCGACACTACGCTTGCTCATATTAATCCCCAAGAGGCAGCATTACTTAAAGCTTTAGGAGGTTCTGGTACAATCAACCCTAATACAGGTTTACCTGAATATAAAAAAGCAGTTAAATCTGTAGTTAAACTAGTAACTAAAGTAGCACCTTATGTAGCAGCAGCTTATGGTGCGTATTCAGTGGCTGGAGGTTCTTCTTTATTTGCTACAAAAGTTGGAGGTAGTACAGTCTTACCACAAGCTATAAGTGCAGGTAAATTTATTAATCCTGCTTTAATTTCTGCACAAACAACTCAAGCTGGATTAAGTATAGGTAGTACGATTGCTTCAGGTATTTCAAAAGTTGGAAGTATGATTGCTGCAAATCCTTTTCAAGCAGGAAGTACGGCATTACAAGGTGTAGGTTATGTTCAACAACGTAAAGCTGTAAATGCTCAAGCAGAAGCTTTAGAAGGACAAGCACGTGCTGAAACTGAACAAAGAAAAATGCAACAACGTTATCAAGAAACACTAGCACGTAGACAAAGACTTGATTTACTTAGACAACAACGTATTATCTCAGGAGGTTACCAAGCTTCTGCTGCTGGTGCAGGATTAGGTGTAGGTACATCTGGATTACAAGGAGCTACTTCTTCTATACAAACACAAACAACTGCAAATATTGGAGCAATTGATTTTGGTGAAGGAGCAAGTCAAGCAATAAGTAACCAAGCTCAACTAGCTGCTGATTATGGTACAGATTATTACAAAGCTAGAGGACAAGAAAGTATGTGGACAGGAGTTAGTTCTTTAGGTGAAAGCATATTTAATAAAAGTGAATTTTTAAATAAACAAGTTTTTGATATTTAACCCAACTATATAATAAATTATATGTTACAAAATTTAATTAGACAAGACTTTTTAGATGCTGATGCAGAACTTCCTATTTATAATCCTAGTGAAAATAGATTACCTTTAACTAGTCCTATAAATAAAAATGATGCTTTCTATGCAACAGCTCTTACTGAGTCAGAAAATCCATTACAAGACTATTATACTCGTATAGAAGAACTAGAAGCAACTGGAGATTCTATGGTTGTTAATGCTTTACGTTCTCAATATAAACAGAAAAAAGATTTAGATAGAGCTATGTTTATTGAGAATATGATAGCTGACCCTAGTTTTACTAAACAAGAAAAGAGTTATATTCTTGATAAACAATTAAGATTGAATGACCCTGCTCAAGCTAGTCTTAGGTCTATGTATCTTGAGACATTACAACAAAAAGAAATAGACGAAAATCCTGTAATAACTGATGAAGAGCTTGATGGACTTGCTTATAAAATTCATAATTATAAAACAAAAGAAGATTTTTTAGAAAGTCTTGGAATTGTTAATGATATTGTTACAGGTAAAACTCCAGTACCTGACCAAGAACTTAATAAAAAATTAGATGGTTCCCTGTTTGACCAGGTTATGGAGTCTATTTATGACCCTGTTGTAGCAGAACCTCTTGCATTATTTAATACTATTATTGTAGGACTTGCACCTTACCTTAGTGAGTTAGCTTATACAGGATTTCTTTATGCTACTGAGGAAGAAATACAATCAGTTACAGATGCAAGAACTAAAGCTAGAACAGTAATTAATGAATCTTGGGGTGAAGAGTTATATGATGCTTTTTTCTATGTAGCTAATGCTCTTGGTGTTGAACGTGAAGATATAGAAGAAGCTTGGGTTACTCAAGGATTTACTAAACTAGATGAAGGTTTAACATGGGCTGCTACTAAAATATCCCCTGATGATGTAGATAAAGCTAAAATTCCTTTAGAAATTCTTACAGCATTTGCTATTCCTATCTTTAGAAAAGGAACAAAATTATCTAAAGATGCCTATCTTAAAGTTACAGACCCAAATGCATATCAAGTAGTTAAACTATTAGAAGGTAAACCTGACTTTAAACCAGATGTACCTTTTATAGATGACCTATCTACTAGAACTGTAGAAGATTTAGGTATAACTATTCCTAAAAAGTCTCCTTTACTTGATGCTATTAATAGTAATAAGTCTACAGCTCAAGAGTTAAGTAAAATATTTATGGAAGACACAACAGGACAAGCTTCTAAAGCTATGAATATATCTGTTGAAAGTTTTGTTAACATGTTAATGATGCCTAAGTTTGTTCGTGATGCGTATCAAGGAGAAACCTTTGATGCTACTCCTGGATTTAAAGCTCTTAAATTAGAACAATCTGAAATAGCTAGAGACTTTGTACTTAATCCTTATTTTAAAGATTTTCAAAAACGATACTCTTGGATGGAAGAAAATGCTAATGTATATTCAGATATAGTTAGTGATATACCTATTGAAATGGCTCCTAGTCAAACTGTATTACCTATTGTAAGTAATGGTACACAGATTAAAATGTCATTAGCTTTTAATAAAGATGGTTTTGCTTACTCTAATATAGTAGAAGCTCATCAAGCAGGTCTTGCTCTTCAAGCTAAAGTAAAACGTCTTAATGAAGCTGAAGGTACAGATGGTGGTAAAGTATTTATGGAAGCCTTAGATGATGCTGGTAATCCTTTATACAAAGTACCTATTAAAGACGAACTACCTAGTATTTTAACAGATATTAAAATGTATGGAACAGCTAGGTATCAAATAAGATGGGAAAGAACAGGAGATTTCTTTGATGAAGTAAGACAATTAGCTGACGATTTTAATAAAACCCCTTGGGAACAAGACCCTAGTTTAGGTTGGATAGGTAGAGTAGCTACTAAAGGCAGAGAATTTATCTTTGATAACAAGGGTGCATTTAATTGGTTAGCTGTCTTTGGTAAGTCTGATAAAGCTTTAGAACGAAATTGGACAATGAGCCACCAGTTTGCAGAACGTGCAGCTAAAAGGCAACTAGAAGTATTGTCTACTTATATGTATGATAAGTCTTTACTTGGTGTAAAGTTAGCTACTAAAAGATTTAGGCAGGACCTTAAAACTTTAATGGAAGCTTCTAGAAATCAATCTGATTTATTTACTACTAATGAAATTTATAAACTATTAGACTATAGTCCTGACATTAGACATGTTCGTGGATTACAAGATACTCTTGCCTTGATGAGACAAATAGATAGATTTAGTTATCAACTATTAAATCAACGTGAAATTAACAGATATGTCACAGAAGGATTTAAAGATTATATAGATATAAATAGAATGGATGGTAACAAACAAAGAATAATGGTACAAGATGTCTTTCAATTTCCTATTGATAAAAATACAGGTAAAATTAATTTAGATACATTATGGGATGCTGAACATCAAACTGCATTTAAATGGAATGCACATGAAGCTAACAATCAAACAATAGCTGTTGAGCAATTTTTATATCAAAATGATTTACCAATAAGAAAAATAGTTAAATTAGCTAAACCTTTTAGAGATGAAACAGGAGCTATGTTTGATTATGCTATACTACCTAAAGGACAAAAGTTAACAGGAGTACCTGATTGGATTGTTCCTACTAAAACTGGACACTTTAGTAGAATATCAGAAGGTACATTCTTTGTTAAAGCTTATCCTAAACGTATAGTAAGAAATGGTAAAGTAACTATGGCACCTGTTGGTACGTTAGCTCGTGAGATTCCATTGTTAGAATCTAATGCTAATACTGTTGCTATGTTTAAAACTAAAACCGAAGCTAATGCTTGGATGAATAAAAATAGAGACCTTCTTCCAGAGATGGACTCTACTAAATATGATTTTGATGTAGTTAAAGCAGAAGAATTAACAGCACGTGATAATCTTGAAGTTCATTTAATTAGAGAAGCTGTTGCTAGACCTGCTAAAGCATCTAATGATAATATTTATAATCCTATATATGCTGACCCTTTAGAATCTTTTGTACTTACTACTCAACGACTAGGTACAGATGCATTTATGCAGCCTGTTCTTGAACAAATGCAAGTTGGTTGGCTTGAAGCTTACAAAGGTAAAGTTAGATTAGAACATGGTAGTGAAGTTTATCCTACTAAAGCTAGTGAAATTCAAATAAAACCTGGTAATGAACGTATATATAGACAAGCTGTAGCTGAGTGGGAACGTATGCATGCTATGGGTCAAGGACATAGTGGGCAAATGTGGGCTAGATATTTATCTATGATAGCTGATAAACTTGGTAGTGCTACAGATTCTCCAATGTTTTTACATGCTTCTAAATTTTTCCGTAGATGGGAACGTAATCCTAATGTAGTTCTTGATGCTCCTAGACGTTATGTTACTACATTTAAAATTACACTTGCGGCTTTGTGGAGAAACTTAACGCTACAACCTATTGGTATATTTGGTCCTATGATTGTAGGTCCTGATAGGTTAAATACTTTTGTAAATACTGTAGGTACACTACATGCTAAACTATTACAAACTAAAGGTATTGAAGGAAAATATGCTAAGTATAATCCAGAGTTATTTAAGTATGCTTATGAACAAGGAAGAATAGAAAAATCTTTAGGAGTTGATTCTTCTAAACTTACATTAAAAGACCATCAATATATTATTAAATACATTGAAGATGTAGGTCATGGTATTACTGGTGAACACTACTTTGCTAAAGGTATCTTTAGTCATAAAGTAGATACATTATCAGGAGGTACTACCTTTGGTAGACTAGCTAATAAAGCTTTATCAGCGTATGGTAAGTATGGTTTTGAAGCTGGTGAATATATGAACCGTGTTGGTATGTGGCATGCTGCTCGTTCACTATGGGTTAAGAATAATCCAGGTAAAAACTGGAGAAGTAAAACAGCTATGAATGAAATTACATTTGATGCTAATCAATTAGCTGGTTCTATGATTAAAGAGAATACATATGCTTTTCAACGTGTTCCTATTTTACAATACATTGGACAGTTTCAGGCATTTGGTATGAAAGCCTCTGAATCTATATGGAATAAAGGAGCTTCTCCTTATTCACCTACTCAACGTGGGGCTTTAGCTGCATATAACTTAGCTGTATTTGGAGTACGTGGAGGTTTAGTGTATGGTCTTGGAGAACTTATACTTGATAGTCTTAAAGCTTCTGGTAATGAAGATGTAGCTAAAATGTTAGATGATGTAGCATTAACTAGATTAATTATTAATAGAACAGCTGATGCTGTCTTCCCTACTTATGATGATAATGGTAATTTAATTACATCAACTGCTGATATAGCACAAGTATACTCACCTTTTGGTACTGAGGCTGGTGGTGTTTATCGTTCATTCTGGAAAACTTTAGCAACAATGCTAGGTGCTGACATACCTAATTATCAATTAGGACCGGCTACACGTACAGCAATACAAGCAATAGATACATTTAAGTTAATTGATTCTATGTTTACTGAACATGATAATATTGCATTTAATGATAAGTTACAATCTAGTTTAATACAGCTAGCTAGACTAACTTCAGGTGGTAGTTCGTTATGGAATACTTTTATGTATACTAAATTAAATGAAAAAATTAGTAGACTAGGACAAACTACAGGTACACCTGTGTCTAACTTTGATAAGTTTCTTACTGCCTTTTCAGTACCTAATGATAAAGATAGAATCTTTTTTGAAACTAAATTTGCTTTAAAAGATGAAGAAGAACGTATAGTTGAACTAGCTAAAAGCTGGTGGGAATCAGGTTTAATTCTTAATGGATATGACTTAACCTTTGGTGAAATAACAGAAGCTTTTAGAACTGCTAACTTTATTGCTGAATTCACAGATAATCAAAGAGAAATGTTTTGGGAAGAACTAATTAAATTAGATAGTCAATCTAAAAAATCTAGACTTAAATCATTATTTGATGACGTACTAGAACGTAGAAGAATACATGCTAATCCTAAATATTCTACTGAAGAAATACAAGCTATAAAAACTTTTATAGAATTAGCACCTAACTCTGAATACAGAGACACTTTAGAAATTTTATATAACGAACTACAAGATTTAAAAGAGGACTAACATGGCTAAATCAGATTTTGAAACTACTAAAATGGAAAAGCTATATCCTGGATTAACAGTACAACCTGGTGTTGTAGATAAATCTGGGGCTATAGACGATTCTTTGCTTACTACTTTAGCGGGTGGAGCTATGCTTGGGCTAGGTAATTATGAACAATTAGAAAAAAATAAAGTAACTAAAGAAGCTAATGCCCTTGCTTATGACCACTATCAAGAAGCTTTAGCTAATAGTCCTGATGGTAGAAACTTATTAATATCAGAGCGAACTGCTTTGCAAAATGAATTACCTGGTCTTGAAGGAGATGCTCGTGCTAAAATTTTAGATAGAGTTGATACTATTACTAGTACTCTTTCTAAAGGGGAAGCTCAAGGAATTTATAGTCCTTATGAAAGTATGATTAGAAACAAAACTCAAATTCAAAAATTAGTTAATGACAATATGTGGGCACAAGATGAAATTGTAAATAGGTATGCACAAACTACAAATCAATTAGGAACAAATGACCTTTACGCTTATCAAATTAAAGCTCAAGAAACTGCACAAAAAATAGCTTTAGAAGAATATAAACAAAAAGTAGAATTCACTGACCCATTTATTGAAGGTAGTGCTTATGATTTACCTAGAGATAAACTAGAAGTAGCTTATGATTTTTATAAAAGTAAATCAAGTAAGTATGACCGAGCTAAATTTTTATTAGAAAACTCTGAAGGCTTATCTAAAATAGAAACTTATGCTATATGGAAAGATGCAGGAGGTACAGCTAACATAAAAGAAATGCTACATACTGAAATTACTCAAGGAGTAAAAGCTATTCTTCTTGATAATACTAATTACCCTGATTACAATTTAAAAGTAGCTGCAGCTAGAGAATTAATTGCTGGATTTGAAACAGCTGTAGCAGAAATGTATGATGAATTGCCTCAAGATAAAGAAGATGTTAAATCTTTTAATACAACTATGAATGCTACTTTTGAATTATTACGTCAAGAAATGACAAGTGATTTAAGTTTAGAAGGTTTAGAAAAATATAAAAAAAATGTAGCTGCAATTGTTAAAACAGATTTAGATACTAAATTTATGATGCAGTTTGGAAACGCTGAGCTTGCTCAAAAAAGTTTAAATAGTCTTGCTGATACTTTATCTAAGTTAAGAGGAGCAGGAGCTTTAAGTGGAGACTTAGAAGAGGCTTTTAGAAAAGAATTACAAGTATATGCTAAGGCTATGTCTGAACCTAAAAATACTTCTTATTCAGCTACTGAAATTGATGTTATTAATGACCCTAATTGGGGTGTAGTAGTAGAACAATCTATTAGAAAAGCAGATACTTCTTCTCAGTCTGGTGATATTAATTTAGTTAGTGCTACATTAAATAATATACATGCTCAAAATTTTAATAGTAAATCAGCTACTAAATTAGACGGATATGACTTACAATTAACTGCTTTATCTCAATTAAAACCTGAAGTTTTCAAACATTTTTATAGTAATCCTGATTTTAAACCTGCTATTATAAAATCTTTAGGTGAATTTAGACAATATATTATGACTGTATTTCAAAGAGAAAGCCAAGATACTAACTACAATATTATATTAGATAGAAATACAGGGCGTTTAACTAGTCCTGATGCATTACCTCCAGAAATGCAAGGTAATCTTACCAGA